TTAATCATTTTGATGCAAGTTGGCAAGCATTTTTTCTCTTTGCATCTTACGCCGCATTCTACGTTTCTCCTTACTTTCATGCTTGCGTCGCTCTATTTCTAGCTTGAGCAGTTCCTCCTCAAAGACTAATTCTTCCTGCTTGCTTTTCCTTTGCGATATTTTAACTCTTTCTTTAGCCCTAGAAACTTTTGTCTGGATTATTGTCATATCTTTTTCCTTTCTGTACCTTTTTTCAACTCACACCTTTTATAGAACTTTTGTCTATCTCAATTTGACTTTTGTATACTAATAAGCTACAATTAATGTAGAATGAAAAACCTATTGATTGGTGTGTATATTCTTACTCACACATACCTTATAGGACTTCTTTATAAAAGTTGCAAATCTTCTTTACAAGAAACATTATAGCATATTGGTATAAAATGTCAAGCGAAAAATATACCAATATGCTACAAACAGATAAAGCTATTCTGAAAGGTTAATAAATTTGGATTTATACGAAAAAATAAAAGAGTTAGCGGCCCAAAAGCATGTATCCATCAGACAAATTGAAGAACATCTGGGCTATGGTAATGGAACAATACGCCGCTGGAGTAAACAAACACCTGGTGTTGATAAAGTAACAGCAGTCGCCAAATACTTTAATGTCAGTGTTGATTATCTCCTTGGTCACCAAGAAAAAAGCAATCATCAAGAACCTATCGACCTTGCTCCTTTAGTAGACGAGAGTAAGGTTGACTGGGACGAATGGGTGTCTTTTGATGGCAAACCACTTACTGATGAAGTCAAAACGGCATTAAAACTTATTTTAGGTAAGCGTCTTGAAGACTAAGTGGGGGCTCTATGAACGAACAGGAACTAATAGAGCGTATAATCCTTGAGATAGAAAAATATGGAATTGAAGTTATCGGGGACAACTATTTTCCATTGGATGCTGTCACACATAACAGAAAAAAGATTACTATTTTTAATCCGAAAACGGTCAAGGCCTTTAAGTTGTGCCATGAGTTAATGCACATTAAGAATAATGATCGCTATCGTCTTGGAGAATGTGATACAACCAGCCCTCAGGAGAAACGAACAAATAAAGAAGCTATCCTCTTCCTCTGGGATATCTTTGTGTCCGAAGGCGGAAATTTTGAACTCTTCCAAAAATTTATCGAAATTTCTGGTTGTCCATGTGACACTTCTTTTGCGCTACTCTGTAAAGTGAACGAGGAAGTGATACACGCATTAAACAAATCAGACAGCCGAACGAAAGATTTTAGCACGATGTCGCTCAAAGAATGTGTGATTGACTACATCTCACACTTTGATGTTGTTGAGCAAATCAATACTTATCAATTTCTTGAAGCCTATAATTTGCCTTATGAGGATTATGATGCTGCCGTCGAAATTTTTAAAAAGATTTTAAAGTTGGATTACGCGTGCTAACTTTGAACTAATGCGGAGTACGCCTTTCGATATATAGTATAAAATAAAGCACTTCCCATGAAGTGCTTTATTTTTTTAATTTAAAAAGCCATCTTTTAAGCTTTACTTTTAGAACAAAAAATGCCCCGCCACGAAGGCGGAGCGAGGTTTGGCACCATGATCCGAGGGGGAAAGCCGTGCTTATCATTATCGTAATAAGCTGATAATATCAACGTTTCTTAATCAGATACTATAATAAAAAAGGCTATTTTGAAGCAAGTAATTAAAACTTTTGGCACAAATTTGGCACAAAAAATCCCCACAGAGTGTAGGGATAAATTGAAATAACTAGATTGTGTACTTAGAGTATAACAGAAAAATCCCTATTGTCATAGAGATTTACCTATTAAGAACAGATACTTATTATAGCATATTATCTAATTTATCCAATGTTGGATTATTTCCCACTATAATGTCTATCAACTTGCTTATAAATGCTTGAAAGACGCTTATTAATTTCATTTTGAAATTTTTCTTGGTCCCCTTGAATATTCATTGTTTTTCCCATATTTCCGGTTAAAAAATCCTCAAAATCTCTTAGTGTTGCATCTAATTTATTATAAAATTTTTCGGAATTATATTTAAAGTAAAGAATATCTTTTCGCATAGAGACTATCTCTTCTGCGAGTTGAACCAATCCATCAAAACCTTCTGCAGTAGGAATAATCTTATTTCTAATCTCAGGAATTTTCTCCACTAAATGCTTGTCAAAAATTTTTTCAACATAGACCGTTCGAAGAGAAGAACGATATTTTTTTGATTCCCTTTTAACATTGAATCCTGTAATAATAAAATTAGCAACTGTAAAGAGAATAGAAATAAGAGGTAACCATATTTTTATAAAATTATCCATGCTCATTGTCTAATTTCTAGTACCCTCGAATAATTTGCTTATTACATTTTCCTTTGTTATATTTTCATTGCTAGATTCAATATCTACATATTTTTCAATCCCTGTGAATCCTATCTTTTCGATCAGTTTTGAAAAGAAACCTTGCACAAAAGAAGAAGCTAGATATTCAATATGACCTGGGATTTTAATAATTATTTTATCACCAACAGTCATATTTGATAATTTACTTTCAACTTGCTGTGTATAAATGTCCTCACCGTATGAATAACCTGCTAAGGCAGATAAGGATTTTTTAAATGTTAATTCTACTATCATTTTATTCCTCTTTCATTTTTATAATAAAATTTAGATTATAAGCAGTTCCTGGAAGATCAACAAGAGATCTTTTTACAACCTCAGAACTCGGTGGTAATAAGAAATCATTTTCTTCATTAAAACCAATCCATTCCTCTTCTACAGAAAATAGATTGTCAACAAATTTTACTACATTCGTCCCAGTTAGTAGATAGCATTTGTCTTCAAATGCTTTCTCTTTTAACGCCTTCAGCAATCGCAAAGTGCCTAATCCCCCCTTGCTGAATAATGATTTATTATATTGTCCAGATATTTTTGGCTGTAGGCTAGCCAGAGAAAAGAAAATCTCTTCGGGATAATTCTTCGAAAAATATTCTTTATGCTGTTTATATATTTCCTTTAACTTTTGATGCTTATTTCCTTCATCAAATTTATTTTCTAAATTTTTTTCAAGCAGCGTTCCGAAGCCTATATCTGAAAAATTTATTATTGCTAAATTTACCCCAATAAATTCCCCCTCTTCTTCAGAATGCTTATGAATACTGCTGACATCCACATCTACAATACAATCTGATTCGCTATGGTCTCGACTATTCCCCGACAGTTCAGCAGCAATTTCTCCTAATTGAAATGCCGAATCTTTATCTAAACCACAGTTTTGTAAAAATGAAGCAATGTCTGAATTTAATATTGACAAAGAATCTATAGGCGCATCTTTTTTTATTAAACGTCTATAATGAACTGCATCTATTATCTGATTAAAACGTTCTTTAAAGCCTTCTACATCTCTGTAATTATGATTCAAATTTAACAACGGAGAAGATAAAATACCTTCGGTTAAAATTGATGGCTGAGGAGCCATTTGCAATTTAATTTTACACCCATCTTCAATCAATGAGTAGCAAATACATTCAAAAATAATGTACGTCAATTTATCCGCAAAGATAAAATTATTTTTTGATTTTAAAATTAAGTTAAATTTTTTTGAGTGGCTTTTCTTTCTTACTCCTTGAACAAATTGTAATAATCTTCCCATAGTTCGACTATCAAATATCTTATCTTTTATATCATAAATAAAAGATTTGTTAGATGAATCAAAATGGACTTTATTTTCATATTGAGGATTATTCTTAAAAATTAAGGATATGTTTTCCATACTTCATTATAACACAGTAATATGGTAAACGCTTAAATAGAAAGTCAACCGCAAATACAAAAAAGCCCGGTCAAGCGACCGGATGTCCTTTAAATTTATATTTGATCAAAGTAGACAAAAAAACCCTAACCATTATGGCTAGGGGTAATTTTATATTAATAATTTAAAGTTTGACCTGCATAAATTAAGTTAGGGTTTTGAATGCCATTACTTGAAACAAGGTGTTGTATAGTTGTGCCTAAACGTTGTGCAATAACTGAGAGATTGTCTCCGTATTGTACAGTATAAGTTCCACCTGTTGCTGCATTTGAGACACCTGAGTAGCTGATTGCTTGTCCTGCATAAATAAGGTTAGGATTACTCAAAGCGTTCTGACGTGCCAATTCTTGCCAGCTTGTGCCCCAATTGTAAGCAATGCTGCTCAATGTGTCGCCATATTGTACAATGTGAGTTTTATTGCTTGGACTTGGGATTAGAGTAGGTTCTGGAGTTGGATTTGGTGTTGGTGCTGGATCAGGTACTTTTCCATCATATCCATTATCCGTGATACCTGTAAGGTCAATATTACCATCCAATCCCCCTGCAACATAAGTTGAGGTAAATTGGAAAATACCAATATCATCCATACTTGGGAAGAAATTCCAGTTTGGTGTTGGAGTTACTTCATAGTTTGGATATTCCGCAATCCAAAGTGAACCAGGAAACTCTTTAATAATTCGCTTGTAGTCAACATGGGCCAATGTATAAGGCTTGTAACTGTAATACATCGGTGTATATCCTGCTTCTTTCACACGTCGCATTCCGTAAAGAATAGCATCTGTGTTCGCCTGCTTACTTCCACTCGCACCACTCTCATAATCAAGAGCGACAATAGAGCCTTTCGGTGTTGCAATTTGTGGCAAGTATCGATCAAGCACACCTTTTGAAAGTTCAATGGAGCCACCTACTTGATACCAAATATATGTATGTGCTCGTTTTCCTTGTGCCAGTGTATTTTGAACCTGACTATTATAAGTCAGCTGGTCCATATAAGCCCCACCATAGGTTCCCCCAATTTGTGCAATAGAGAATTCATCACTGGCATAACCAAAGTTTCCTTGATAGCCGTTATATTTTGACCAGTCTACTCCTTGGTCACCTACTGCCGCAAAAGCTTGACTCGTTGCTCCAAAACTTGTCAGAGATAGAACGACAATTGTAGCAGCTTTAATAATTTTTTTCATTTGTTGTCCTCCGATTTTTCCATTACTCGTTGACTGTCTTTAATTCCCGCAGTTGTGGGATCAACCACAACGCCAATAATTGCCAACAAACCAAAAGCAGCATTGATAATTGCTGCCAGTTGTTGGTTCAATACTACAAAATCCCATTTATAACCAAATGGGGCTCCAATAGTTTGTGCGAGTAAAAGAAAAGCCGGCACAGCTGCCAGCCAAAACGTTTTACTTTTAAGTCGTACTTCCCAATTAATTTTATTCACAGATTATCCTCCGATTCCTTTTGTTAAAAAATAACTCACTACTCCAAGACCTAGAGCAATCATATAGCCCCAAGCCCATTTGTTATTCGATTTGATTTCTTTAATTGCCTCTTCATTATGCAAAGCCATTGAGTAAGCTTTATCCGCTTTTTCTCTCAACAATTCATAATTGTCAAGTTTAGTTTCAATTCTGGCCAAGCGTTCAAGGACCTCTTGCCATGCTTTTTCTTCCAAACTTTTTCCCTTTCTAATCAACAAGACAATGTGTATCTATTCCTGACACTTGAAAACTATTCCCCATATCTCCTCCTACAGGCGTTAAAGTTAGTGCACCATTAGTTGATAGAGTCATACGTACCTGTTTATCTGTCGAAATTATACCGCTATACCATTCGTGTTGCTGCCTAATATTAACAGGTATTTTCCCAAACTGAACTCCTGTTCCCGAAGTAGTAGTTACTGTAGTTATTCTTCCTCTTAAGTAAAGGCACCCATTCAAAACACGATATTGTAAAGGGAAGGTTCCTGATTTAAAACCATTCATTGTCTCAATATCTTTCCATCCTGTGTCACTTGTCAAAGTTTCAAAATTATCATTAATTGTCTCTGCACCATTTTGCATCCCTCGATATATTTTCTTAAGTTCTGCCATTTAATTTCTCCTATTTCTATTATTTGGTTAGTGTTGTTTTAAAAGCAACGCTTTCTGACTTGTCGCTTTCAACATTGCCATTTATTTGACTAACCTGAACGTTGTATGATTTGCCCGCCTTTAGATTTTCTAAATCAAATGACAGAAGTTTACTTCCGCCTACGGGTGTACCATCTAAATAAACCCGATACTTCATTTCATCCCAATCGTACTTGCTTGAGTTTGTACTAGAAACCGGGTTAGTATCAACGTAAGTTCCTACAAACTTTGGCCAGTCAGCAGTTGTGACTTCGCTAGCTGAGCGCATGTATGGAGTGGCGGTTGAACCTTGTTCTAGTTTTAGTCGTGAATAAAATGTGTTGCTGCGCATGTTATTCGTAAAAATAACCACTTTGACGCTTGCAGTATTATCATCAATGCTTACATAACACTGACTTAAGCCATTAGCATTATAGCTAACTTTATTCCCATCAACTGTTGCTAAAACGTTTCCACTTTGGTCAAGAGTCTTTATAGCAATATATGCTGACCCTTGAAGTAAATCACTAGCGTGGTCAGCATTATTAATCATCACAGATGCACATAAATCCCCACCAAGACTTTTGTCGTATTTAATATTAGCAACTTGCATATTCCAATCGGTGGCTTGAACTACCTTAGTACTTGTTCCTGTCAACAAATTCAAATTCGGATAAACAGTCGTGAAGCCGTCAGTGCCGTCTGCGCTGTTGGCATAGGCGGTATGTAAATAATTTTTATCTGCCATAGTATCACCCGTTTTCCCATGAAACTTTAGCACTTGAAGAAGTGACATCAGAAACAATTAGATTGGTTGGTGTCTTCACTTTCTCAACATAGCCTTTGGTGATTATTGCGCCCTCAATAACAAAACGCATAACCTCAGTTCCGTTGATTAATAATAGTTCGTTACCATTATTTACAATTTCTCCGGCCATTGCATAAACTGACGGAAGCTCAACATTGACTTTATTTCTGATATAGCTTAATGAAGAAGCTAGGTTATAAATTCGCTCTCCGCCAAATACTGGACCAGTATCAAATCCATTGGCTTCGGTTCCAATTGAATTTTTGTAATAAGTTACTTTCACATCCGGTTGATACTCTGAATCGTGCTCAATTACTACATTAAATCCGCTTGGAACTTTACGATAAACAATCTTTTTGAGATCCAAAACCTCAGAAAGTAATTTACCGCCTGGATCGATAGACTCTAAAATATCTTTTATTGAATTGAACCAATCCTCAAAATCTCCTTTTCCTGCATTGAGGTAGTCTTTCATGTCATTAATCAAGTCCTCTGCAGTTTGCCAATAAGACCCCATCTCCCCCGGAGTTTTGGATACAGCATGAATGACAAAATAAGTAAAATCTTGAGTGGTCGCAATCTCTTCCTCTCCTTTGTAAAAAGCAATATTGGCTTTCTGTCTATGTAGAGATTGCATAGTATATTCATCAAAGGTATATTGCACAATTCCTTTCTTGTAATCAATAATTTTACAAGAACGCTCCACAACATGTTCTCCACCTAGAAATGCTTGAAAAGTTGCCGTACAGTCTGTGAGATCCAATGGTAAACCATTTTGCACAATTCGTACTTCCATCACTTCACTGTTGACATTTCCTTGACGGACATTGATGATCCCTACATAGTTGTCAGGCTCCGTTGTGGAAAGTGTGACATTCCATTTTTTCAATTGATTCTCCTTGTTCTAAAATTTTATTACATCACGTGGGTTGATACGTTGCCAGCGACCGCCCTTCCATACTTCAAAATGAAGATGGACGCCAGAAGCCAATCCTGTTGCGCCCATAATTCCAACAACAGTGTTATTGTCTACTTTATCACCTACATTTACATTCATCGAATCAAAATGACCGTAATACGTCCAATAACCATCATCATGTTGAATGACAACATAGTTACCACCTGTTGGATCATTATGCACCACATCTGTAACGACTCCTGCTCGTGCTGCGTATACAGGAGGATTCCCACCTGCCGTTGGTGCTAAGTCAATGCCACCATGAATAACGCTAGTACCCCAACCGATTTGATCCCACTCTTGCGTAACGATATAGCCAACACGTACAGGGTTCGTCCACGTTGCCGGCGCTGGTTTCAATCCATGTAATTTAAAATACCAATTTTGCGCTCTCGATTGACGTTCGCTCATGTTTTCCACTCCTGCACGTTCATAATTTTTAACAAAGGCATAAGTTGCATCTTGAATGTTTGTTAAATTTTTAAACCCTTGAACACTTGTCGGCTCTACTGCACCAATCCACTGGCCGTTATACATCGTCCATTCAAGCAATTCTGATTGCGTTTGAGCTATCTTATAATCGCCTTGGATACCTGCGGCACGCATCAAGTTTTGGACATATTCACGTCCGTTCCATGTTGCCGGTGGAACCAGAGGATAGGCTGAGCCGTCCCACTGCACCAAACCATAAGCAGGTCCTCCTATTTGATCTGTATCTGGCATAACGTGCGATTCTACGTCCATATTCCCTAAGATACCCGCAGCCGCAAACTCCGTATATCCCTTAGATTTTAAGAACTGCCAAACGATCCAAGCATTCTTTTCTTGGTCAGTCGTCAATTCTGGTGGGAATCCTCCTGGAAGGTCTCCCCCTCCAGAACCACCAGAACCTGGTATAACTTGCTGCTTATTGATGAATAATCGTCCTTCAACGTAAATATCTCCAAATAGTTTTAACTTTTTGTTATCTCCAGTTGAGTCTTCAGGGATTTGAATAACAGCTTGTGAATTCCCGTTTGCTTTACCTGAATTGATTGAAAAGATGTATCCAGGTTTTTGGACAATGGCAGTTCCATTAACTTTATTACTTTCTGCATCATAAGAAACGAAAAATTCACTGAGTGTCTTCCCGTGTGCATCATCAGGACCTGTAGCATCTTTAAATTCTTCAAAAGAAAGTCTCCCGCCATCTAAGACAACCTGATATTTATCGTTTTTATCTGCTGTTTTGATCACACTACCTTGAACAAGAATACCTGCAAGTATGCCTGCTTTAATAAAATCCGCATTAAACTTACCATCTAAAGTCCAAGCTGTTCGGCTTGCACCATTGTGCACGTCTTGAATAGTTTTCCATTGTCCCTTGTTACATTGTTTAAAAGAAATTCCTCGATTATTTTGAATCATAAAATACTGAGACGCAGAAATCTTTGGACCGTCCATGAAAACTTGTTCGTACGGTGCACGAGAATTAGAAACCCCCGCTTCTTTTCCATTTACAAGATAGATAGAACCACCATCTGCTCCAGCACCTCGCATAATATCATCTTGATACTTCCCGATTTCAGTGGACTCATAGAAGCCCATTTTATTTTGGTCTAAAACTGAGATATTATTTTGTACATTTGAAACTTGTCTATTTATAGAAGTTCCGCTCAAGTTATCTCCAAGTCCTGCTTGAACTTGTCCCGTCACATAATTCGTGACAACTTTAAATACCCTGGTCTGATAATGATACCCTCGGTCTCCTCTGTGAATCGTCACAGTATTACCAATAGCATCTGCACCTAAAACTTCTGTACTAAACTGGACCAAAGGACGACTATAGTACTCAAGAGTTTCGTATGTCTTTTTTAGCAGCTCATTCGCATCTTCAATATCTTCAAAAACAACCACGGTTTTTCGTGGTAACATTTTCCCATTTGAAGGAATGCCATACTCTGCAGTCATTTCAGGATATTCCAGATAATTTTGTCCTTTAGGTTTATCAAGTGGTTTGCCGTTTGACTTCTTCCACTCGACATTTGTAAACTCTAATCTTCGACCATATCCATCACCCACTTCTTCGCCTTTCCCACGTCCAATGATGGCAGTCACGATATTTGTTCTGTCTTTTTCACGGACAATTTTTAAAACATCTTCGCCATACTCAAAGCGTTTGTTTGTGACTTTACCAATCTTGTCATAACAATTAATAATTTTCTTTGTGATCGTATTTCCTGTTATTTCTACTGAAAAGGTAAATTCACAGCCAAATTCTTGGAGTGCTTTTAGGGCTTCACGCATTGAAGAATAATAAAAATTACTTGTAATATTTTTATTTACTTCACACACACCAAGTTTCCAATCGCAGCCAGAATCATTAAGAAGCTGATTAATAACTTGAGATAGAGCTTTATTACTTGGACGGACATCCTTAATAATAAAGTTATCCAATTCATCAACCGCAAAGTTGATATTCTCAAAGCTCAAAATATTTTCTTCATCACTACTTTTCAAAATACGATAAAGCGTGAATTGCTTTTCTCCTGAGTCATTCAAAGCAATATAACTTGCTTCTTCTAATAACGCTTCATAAGCTAAAGATAGAGAAAGACTATCGTTCATTAACTCAGAAGCATTTGTTGTAATTTCCCTTGTTTGAATACATTCCGAAAGCTCTGCAGAGTCAAAACTCTTCATTACTTTTTGAAATTTATCCAAAAAAAGAACGTTTGCCACTACAGCACCGCCTTTCTATACTTTATTTCTATGTCATAATTTCCATCTGAAAAGTTTGAACCTGTTCTCAAACGAATATTTTTGAAGTCAGAATCTAGGTTTAAAACATCAGGAGCTAACTTTCCATTAACCCAAATATCTCCTGTTCTGAAATCAAAGAAGAGAACATCTCCTTTTTTAATATTAGAAGCTTTCAAATGATACTTACCATCTGTAATATCCAAAAAACCTGTGTTCATGATGACTTTCATGCTCTCAGGCTTTACAGGATAAGGAAGGTTTCCAAGAATTTTTCCTGTAGAAACTTGTTCCTTACCATACTTATAGGGATCACCACAGATTACTGTAAAAGTAGAAATAATTGAATTTGTATCACCTGGTACTGGTTCTGCAGCTTGATAACGTCCTTTGAAGAAATACTCTAAATCATCATTGAACTGTATCAACACATCTTCTTCAGAAAACAAAAAGGCCATCAACTCATCAAACTTATTTTGTAAGCTTTCCGAGTCTTTGTCCTCTAGTTTATATTTGATGGTCAGAACACGAGGAGGAAGTTTTGTGTTTGTGATAATACCTCCATACTGTAGTTCTTGAATTTCATGATTTAAGGAGTACATTTCTCTGCCTTCAACTGAAAGTGTCTGATAACCTTCAATAAGACGTTCTATAAATGTCCCTTTATAAATCATGGCACTAGTTGGAATAAAGATATGTTCAGATTGATGTTTCCTTTTGGTTGTATCCCTAAATTTATACATTTTTCCTCCTAGTATAGATTATTTTTGGCTATTTCCCAGCCTTGAACTTGGTTAATATCCTCCACAAAAGCCTTGAACTCTTGTTTCCCAAGACGTATATTGATTTGCGCAGGTTGCTTACCTTTGTTTAAATTCACTTCATGAGCAATTGTGCCCCCTATTGAATTGTTCGCATTGCGAATGTTTGCACCGATATCTACAGAACCACCAGCATTTATTGCATTGGCCAAGAAATCATTCATACCAAGCACACTATTTTGAACAGTCTTAAAGCTATTATTGAGACCTTTATTAAGACCGCCCATAATAGCATTCCCTGCTGGGATAAGAAGTTTCCTATCGACTCGAATCGGTCCTTTATGTTCACGGATCCAATCTCCAATTCCGCCAATAAACTTCATACCCGCTTCCCAGGCACTTTTTAGGCCATTTACAAAACCATCAATAATGGATTTACCAATGTCTAGCAAGTTGATGTTTTTCAAGGTATTGAAGATACTTACAACATTATCAATCAGATCGCCAACGCCTTGTTTCAAATCGTCCCAAATTCCTTTGAGACCGTTGACCATACCATTCCACAAGTCAATTGTTCCTTGTTTCAAGTTTTCCCAACCTTGTTTAACTCCATTGACTAAGTTATCAGTGGTTGTTTTAATCCATTGCTTGAAATTGTTCCACGTATCTTTTATCCATTGAACTGTTGCATTCCATAGATTAATCGTTCCTTGTTTGAAGGAATTCCACCCGTTCACAATACCATCTACAATGGCTTTTGTAGTATCTACAACCCATGTAGTAAAACTACTCCATAAGCTTTTGACACCATCTACAATAGCATTCCAGATATTAACTACAGTTTGGAAAAATGAACTGTAAAATCCAACTACGATATTCACAAAAGTTTGGACTATTGTTTGAATCGCTGTTGCTAGTGTTTGCCAAAGCATTCCAAAATCTTCTTTGAATTGGTTAAAGTCCCCAGTGATTAAATCAATGAGTAGTAAAACAGGGCCCATAACAACCGTTTTAATAATCTCCCAAGCTGAACCAAAGATAGTTTTAACTTGATCCCATAATCCACTAAAGAAATCAAGAATTGGTTGAAAGATTGTTTTGATTGTCTCAACAAATGGAGCTAAGGTTGTTGTAACGCTATCCCAAGCACTGGTTAACCCGCTTGTTGTACCTTTCCAAAGATTAGCGAACCACTCTTTGATGCCATTCCAAGCGTTTTTAACACTATCAATGGCATTTTTGGCACCTTGGATTGTTCCATCCCAAAGTCCCTTGGCTCCATTTTTGATGTTGTTCCAGGTATCAGTGAACCATTTGACAGTAGCATTCCAAGCGTTTTGAATTCCTTTTACTGCAGTATCAACCGCTTTTTTGATTCCTTCCCATAACCCTATCCAGAAATTGCGGAATTTCTCACTTGTGTTCCAGAAATAAATAAAACCAGCGACCAAGGCAATAATAGCAGCAATAACAATGGCTATCCAGTTTGCTTTCATAACCGTATTGAGAACTTTTTGAGCTACTGTAGCTCCTTTAGTTGCTTTGGTCCACTTTTTATACGCATCACTTATTTTACTTATCTTATTTTGTATTGCTACAACTGTTGCAAATGCAGTAAAATAAGTAATCAATGCAGGCATAATCGGCAATAATGGTTTTAGCGCATTAACTATATTTCCTATCACTTTGATAAACGTTGCAATTACACTAATAACTGGAGGAATAGCTTTTGTAATTGCACTAAAAACTTGATTAACTACAATTTTTAACTTGTCAAAATTCTGAGCGATTGAACCAAGACCAGCGCTCTTCATTCCGTTATCAATTGCAGATAAAACATTCTCCAAACCTTTCACTACTGCTGTTTTTACATTTTTGAACGAGGTTTTTATCCCTGCTGAATTTTTCTTAGCAAGTTCCGCAAATCCTCCAACACCGTCATTCAATTTAATTAATCGACTATTGAAGTCATCGAATGTAATTTTCCCACTTTGTAAAGCATCATATAGATCACTAACCGAATTTACACCTTGGTCTTTAAAAGACTTAGCAACTTTATCCATTGCAACGGGCATTGTTTCTTGAAGTGTACGCCACGATTGCATATCAACAGATCCCTTAGATAACATTTGAACATATTGTTGCATCCCTCGGCTTGCATCCGCAGTTGAAGCACCAGAAGCTAGAAAAGCATTGTTTAACGCAATAGCTGTATCAGTTCCTTTTGTTAAGCTTCCTGTGGATATAGCAAGTTGTTGAGTATTGGATACAATTTCATCAAGAGAGGTAGGTAAGCCATCAATTCCTTTATTCAGTTTTGCCATTGATTTATCAACATCAGAAGCAGAATAACCAAGCGCCTTCATTACAACAGGATACTTATTCAAAGTATCAAATCGATCTATAGCACCATCCAATGAATCTCTAACCAAACCTACCGCAGAATCAACAAGTTTAAAAACTCCAACCCCTTTAGCAATATCTAGGATAGAAGTACTCATTTTGTTCGATTTTCCTGATGTTTCATCAAGCGATTTGCCAAGCATCTCACTTTTTTCTTTCATGGTCAAAAAACGACCATTAGCAGCTCTCCATCGCCCATTTTTATCTTGAAATGCTCCGTCATATTTTGCAGATAAACTTTCGATAGAGCTTGCTGTAGAACTTGCTGTACTAGTAGCGCTTTTCATGGTCGAGGTGAAATTTTTATCAACAGCACTCAGCACTGCTTCTACACTATAAGATTCCATGTTTTTCCTCCTTTCTTACTTATTTGCTTTTTTCATGAGGTCAATTAATTTATTGTCCTTTTTAAAAGTACTGTCCGAAGTTTCGATCCCTAGAATTTCATTTTCAAATTTTTCCTTATCAAAAAACTTCTTGAAGGTTGAATAAACTGGAACTTGCTTCTTACCTTGTTGCTTAGTTGATTGAACTTGCCAATTTGCCCATGCTTGTTGGTAAATAAATTCTTGCTCATCAAGTCTTTTTAGTCTATAAGCTTTCAGTCTTAATTCATACTCCGAAATGGTCATGCGCTCTATATCTCTTAGATTGACAATTCCGAGATAACGCAAACAATTTAACTGAACTTGTTCATAGAGTTTTTCAAAATCTATTACTGTAGATTTTTGTTGACTTCTTTCTCGAAGTTCAACGTTTTCTTCTTGGTAAATTCCGACTTTTTTAACTCTTCGAGTACTAAATCAAAAAGCGTATCAACTCCATTTTCTTCAATCCATTCAACTATCCCTTTCTCAGAGACACGGGGATTTTCTGTTGCATTCGCAGTTTTTAACATCTCAACAAGTGTTTCGATATCTCCACTAAATAAGTTCATCAAAGCATTATCTAAGCCGGCTTTTAAAGTCATCCCACGCTCTGTGACTTCATTTTTTTTGTTCAATTCCTTAATGAATCGGTAACCAAAGATAAAAACATACTGTTTGCCATTAATTGTTAATTCCATTTTTATTTCTCCTTAAAAAATAAAGACTAGAGCGAATCTCTAGCCTTTTGTTTATAGTATTTAAATTGTCACTTCTACAACTGTACTCCAGGCAGAGCCAGTAATATTTTCAGCTTTATCCCGCAACAGTATCTTTGAAGACATACTGAACAACATTAGCTTGTTCTTCAGTTAGTGTGGCATTGCCCTTTTGAGGTTTACCAAACACTCCGAATTCTAAACTCAATTCAAGCGCATCTTCTGAGTTAGGTTCATAAGAGAAACTTGTAAGATAAGCACGAAGATATTTCGCTTTGTACTTTCCGTCAGATCCTTTTTCAGCTTTATCAATTTCCCACACTTCAATAATTTCTCCATCATCAAACGCTTTGTCCATTTCGTCAAGATGTGGGTCACCATTTGCTGCAATAGATGTGGCAGACAAACTGTATTCAATTGCTGCAAGAGAACCTATTGTCCCATCTTTGGTTGCTGTAGTGTTGTAATCTCGAGTTTTTTCATTCGAGTGTTCTGTTTGGAAAGCGAGTTTCCAAGCGGCTTCTTTTGTTGCTTTACTAAGCAAACGATAGAGCAAGATAATATCTTTACCCTGTTTGGCTGTTAATTCTGCCATATTAAATCTCCTATCTTAGTCTAAATTCTAAGTTAATCAACGCTCTTTTGAGCGGTGTTTTTGTTGTTGTATCGTCCAGCATTTGAATGGTGCTTGCTTGTAAATTCAAAGCCCAAGAATAGCCCTCTGTGGCACTTATATTCAATGCTTGATTAAATATATTGCTTGCCATGTCAGACACTTCCTTGCGCTTCTTCTGTAAGCCCCAAACAGATAATGAAAGACTAACTGTGCCTTTAATATCCGTTTTATTTGGTTCATGAATGGTTTGAGTATTCTCCATTTCAACAAATGGATAGCCCACTTCATTCATTTGCTTATAATCATAAACGGTATATCCCAAAGATTGGATTCGTTTGAACAATTCGTCAAAAATAGATTGGTCTCGAGTTTTAATCATTTCGTCAACTCCTTTAGGTCGTTTATAAAAATTTTCTTTTGAATATCAAAAGCTGGCTTAACAAAGGGCTGTGCACCCATGAAACGGGTACCTACTTCTAAATACCCACCATAATCACTCGTAGGACCAGTTGTTGCTTCGAGATTATTTCGAGATAAACTCAATATGACGGAGCGCTTTGTAAACCCTGTTGGTTTCACAAATTTCTTTCCCTCATAATGTCCTCTAAAGACTGCGTATTTTTGAATTCTAGTTGTTAATTGAGCACCATTGCTTTTTACAACATGTTTGACATCATCAAGCGCAGCATTTTTTCTCAATTTCTTTTGCAAGGCATTAATTCCAGTTATTTTCATTGACTTACCTCCTGCAAAATAAAAGTGTTTCGCTCACTTGGATTGCGGTAAGTCATTAAAGCCCACTTTTTATTATCAAACTCAATGTAATCATATTTTGGCATATTAAAAAGGGGCATCATTCGCATGACTTTTGCCCCTTGTTTAATATCTCCAAAAACTTCTACACTTCTGTCAGTTCCAATATCAGTGATATTTGCACTAAAAACAGTTCTGGTAGGCTCCTTTTCAACCCATTCGCCTAAATCGGGGTCATAGTGGGAGTCAGGCGATTCTTTGACAAAAGTAACTTCATCTAAATATCTCAATACAATCTGAACCTCCCAATCTTCTTATCGCCCTCAGTTTCTTTTGATTTTCGCCATGATTCAATTTCATCGGCATACTCATCAAAATCAGATTCTGAAAAAGTCATGCTTAATCCTTCTTGTGAGTAGGACTGCATGCCTTCTTGACCGATACGATTAAAACGCTTCAAGGAAACGTCCAAAACAACATATTCTAGTTCTGGCGGTACTTCTTCAATGTCAGAACCAAGAATAAGCAATAGACGTTCACGAGTGCGTTTTTCGATTACTTCCAAGCGCTCATCCGATGAACCGCCTAAAAGCTTTTTTAAATCATCAGTGATAGCCATAAATTACTCCTTATTATACAGAAGTTACGGTAACATCGCATGTAACAGTTAATCCGTTAGCTGTTGTTCCAGTAATTTTCGTTTTACCTTCAGCTTTACCAACTACATTCCCTTGTTTCGGTGTTACCGTAGCAATTGTAGGTTCGCTTGAAGCAAATGTTACTGTTTTATCATCTGCATCTACTGGTAAGACAGTTGCTGTCAATGTTTCGTTTGCCCCAACTGCAAGCGATAACGTTGTTTTATTTAACGTTACACTCTTAGGGGCAATTACTTTGTTACTGTGGCTTTAAGAATTGCTTTTTTATTCTTCTCTGGCAAGTATTTACCATATTTTGCAGCGGCTTGAAGTGCTGTTCCTGCAAAGTCTTCTGAATCCATTGCACGAGTCACTTGAATTCCGACACCAGCTACACCAACATTATCAGCAGCAAAGTAAGCTCCTTCATTAAGTTGGAATTTTTCATCAGGAAGTTCAGATAAAATAAAACCTTTAAATTTATAAAGTGTTTGTTCATCAACGTTTGCACTTGAATTTTTAGCAGTTGTTGCAAGTTTAGAGTCAATAAGCAAGTCATAGATATCAGCATTAACATAAGCAACCCAAGGCACTGCTGTAGAAACGTTGTTATTTACAAATTTCTTATGAGCATCTGAGAACAATTTAGTCACGGAATCTTCATCAAGTTTTACAGTCAACGTTTCGCTGGCACTATCTGATAAGAGTTTACCAAGCAATTTATCGACATGTTGGGCCCATGCCACACCATGGAGTGCTAAACGTTCTGCTACAACTTGGTCTTTGATATCGTTGACTGTGAAATCATCAATTCCTTCATTAATTGCTAAAGGAGCATCGTAACTCACTTGTTTGTTGACTGACTTAACTTCTTTACGTTGACCAAAGCGTGAAGTATTACCTGTTCCAGATCCAAAACCAACATTTGCATCAGTTGAATAGTTTTGAATAACTACATCAGTGTCACTTACTTTGAGTTCCATAAAAGTATCATTTTCAGTGACACCATCTTTTACTTGAAGAACTCCACCAAAAGCACGCAAGAAAGCTGCTTTTTTTGCGAAAAGGTCTGGTAACATACCAGCGTATTGTTTTGTGAAATATTTAATTGCCATAATTTAGATCTCCTATTATTAATATTTGGCTGCCGCTTGTTTGAAAACATCGACATCATTATTACCCGGAACAAGTTTAGGCGTTGTTCCTGTGTTTCGTGCTTTTTCCCACTGTGATCGTTGATTATCAAGTAAATTGAGGAAAGTTTTTACATTGCTGTAAGTTTTTTCTTCATCAACATCAACTAACAATCCTAACTCTGCAGAACTCAAAGCAATTCCACTTTCTTTCAATACTTCATCAGCTTGGCTAGTGATATTTGAAATTTTGATTTGTGCTTTAAGGCTTGCAATCTCATCGTCTTTAGCTTTTTGAAGTTCGGCAGCTTTTTCTTCGTCAGATTTTTCTTTGACTGATTTTTTGCCACCTTTTTCAAGTTCTTCAATACGAGATAGTGCTTGTTCAAGCTGTGTTTTTGTTTCATTTTTTTTAGCTTGCTCTTTTCCAATTCGTTTTTGAAGTTTTTCGACGATTTTGTCATTGTCAGTTAACTCATCTTTATCGTCACTTCCTGGCTCTCCGTTACCTGGAGGATTTTCTCCTGGATTAGGTTCTCCTTGTGGATTTGGATCAGGCGTCCCTAACCCTCCATTTGGATTATCAGCAAAAAGTTGCAAATTAAGGGGTAAAAGTTCTGTTTGTTCCATTTCTGGTTCCTCCTACTCGCATTTAAAGACTTGGGAGTCTGATTTTTCTCGGGTTTTATTTAGTGTCCACAACGTTCGGAAACGGACAAGAAAAGCGCCTGTCAGTGACAAACGCTTAGTTTTGAATATTCAGGTTTCCTGCTTTTATAATATCCCCAGCAACATCACCCAAATTACTATTTTTAAGACTATCTGTTTTTATTTTAAAATTAGTCCCTGATGTTTCTACATAATCAATAACAATAGACAAATGTTTTGAGCCATCTTCGTAATTCGTATTATCTACAGAAACACCAGTAATTTTTTGATTAGCTACATCTCCCAATAGCTCATTTGCAATAATAAATAATTTTTTATCATTTTTATTCATTGAAATCTATCCTTTTCTTTTATTGCGCAATTCTTTAATCGCTTTGTCAGCTTCTGCTCTATCGTCAAAAGCTTGCTTATATTCGTCTTGACTGATTACTTTTCTATCAAGTAAATCATCCCAGAAACCTTTATCATCAACATGTGGTGCCGTGCTACATCTACAGAACGGATGCATATTAGGAGCATTGACTCCTGGCGACATATCCTTTAGTTTGAAAATTTTACCATTCAATGCCCCGCAGATAGGACAAGCTGACGGTTCAGCAATATATTCATAACTTTCAATATCCGCTTTTTTATAGCTTTCTTCTTGAATAGCTGTTTGAATTCTCGTTGTTTCTGATACAAGCAATCGTTGGGCGTTGTAAGTGGCATTGAGCTTTCCCTTTTCTGTCATCAGCCTTTTAAGTTGTGGGGCTAGTGCTTTCGGATTGATTCCGCCAGTTACTGAACGAATAAGAAGTTTTTCAATGTCGGCTTTCAATTCAAATTGATATTGCCAAAGCTTGTCAGAAAAACTAGCAAATCCTTCAACTTTATAACTTCCATTAAGAACTGATTCAACTAAACTGTTATATCCTTTCTTTGGAACACTTAAACCAAGTATACCGGCTTGTCTTTCAAATTCTGTGATAGCTGCGCCAGTCAAATTCTTTGAGAAGTATTTGTCCAATTCGTCAAATGCTGAAATAAGCTCTAATCCTATATTCGCTTTCAGAAGTTCCAAGCGATTCACTCTCATAGTCAAGTTATAAAGTTTCAACATTTGATTTGCTTGATGTGAAAAGTCTTTTTCTTTAACGTATTTCTTAGCTTTATTGGCAAATACTTTGACGTCCATCTTATCCGCACGCTTCATAGCTTCACTAATAGAAATTCCTTGACCATTCGCAAAGTTCTGCCAGTTGGCATTGATTTCTTTTTGAATGGCTTCTTGGGCTTCAAATAGCTTATCCATGATTTGCTTCATACGTTTGGTGTCATCTTTGATTTGTTGTTCTTGCCACGCTTGCTCACGTTTAATCCAGTAATCAGGAGTTTTCATAAGTCACTCCTTTGGCGTTTTGACCTTGCACAGAAAGTATTTTTTGAAATTAGATTCAATATCTTTAATCAAATCATCGGCCATATTAGATGCAAGTTGCTTATTGAAAAAAGAGATAAATCTTATTTTAATAATACTGAATCTGTAAAACAGGCGCTGCTTAACTACAGCTTCAACTTTAATCTTGGGCATTAGTTACCTCCTCGTTCGTTTCAGGAACTTCTGTTTCATTCTCACTAGGTTGCTTATCCTTGTCAAAAATAGCTGTAGAAGCTTCTTCTTTTTTGATTTTTTCCATTTCAGCTTGGACATCTGGAATAACAGAAATGACACTCAAAGCTGTTTCTTCACTAGTAATCCCTTTTAGAATATTAGCAGTCTCAGCTTGCTCTTTAATGTCTTTAGGCTCATTACGAGTAAAGGTGTACTCAATATCTTTCCATGCATCTTTATTTGAAACATTCGTACTTAACTCACAAAATAGTTTGTATCGACTATTCAAAGAAGATTGGAACTTACGTTGAAATGACAGAGCTAAGTTACTCATTGCTTGAAGTTTGTAAGCTAACGAAACACCACTTGTTGAACCGAAAGATTCATCAGAAATATTCGCAACCATTGTTGTTTGGAAGATTAATTTAGTCAGTCGGTCCAATAGATTTTCTGTTTGAGAATCGCTATCAGGCTTTTCTAAGAATTTAACATCCACATTTTTGCCTTCACCATCGGCATAGTAATTAATGACACGGTTACTACGAATGTTTTTCAAATCTTCTTCTTCAACTGCAGCACCTAAGAATGCTAAATACTGATCACTAAAATAATCAACATCATTTGCTTTTTCACTAATAGCCTTGTTAAAAGCATTGACTAATGAAATAACAGATTCAAAAATGCTCATTCGTTCTTCGTTGAAATAGAACTCTACAACTGGCAAATCATCAAAAGGATTCGGTGCTTGTTCAGTCATATTATAAAAGCCTATGGTTCCATTTAAAGCATAGGTTGTTTCTTTGGTATAAACTTCACCATATAATTTATAGTCATCATCATAACCATAACGCACCGCAAACAATGGTTCTTGTTTAATCGTGTCATCATAAACCATGAACATATTTTCAGGAGTGTTATAAATAACGTTCGTTTGAGTCTCTTCGTTTTGATATAAGAGTTCAAATGCTCGGCCATAAATACAAGCCATCTTTGCAAGCTCTGACTCTTCATCTTCCATGTCATTCAGGTTATCAAATTCTTGCAGTTTAGAAAGTATTTCTTTATCTGAATGAGACTTTTTAACTGGAATCCCATTAAAGTAACCTGTGAAAGTATCAACAATATATTTAGTGAAGTTAACAGTTAAACGATTATCTGGTTTCCAAGGGTCTTTTGTTGGCTCATCGTCAATGGCCATGATCCCACGATACATATTTTTTAAGTACTCATACCGAGCAACTTCCAATTTATGTTTTTCCATGAACTTTGTGACCACTTCGTTTGTGATTGGCTCATCTTTTGGAAATGTCATTAATTTAGGTGGTTTGTATTTCAATTAGAATCCTCCTTTGAAAGATTTTAGTTTTGCTTTACGAGTTGTCATTGTCTCAGCAATACCCGTTGTTGCATCCGGCGCATCATCGTGTTTATTTTTACCCTCACGCTGATAAGTTGTCATTGCTTGATAGTATTCCGGGAAACGAGTCCGCCAGTCATCAGGAAAGCGAACGTGCTGTTCTATCCAGTAACTATTGGAATAAATTCGGGCTTCTTTATTATTTCCTTGGAAGAAATCTTCTACAGCACAAGCAACTTTGCCTTGAATCTTATCCCTGACAGAACGAGCAAAAGACCGACCGCCATTGTTGCGCTCGATTCTTGAAGCATTTACTCTGTTGTTAATTAATTGATTTGCTACAGCATTTTCTGTGTATTCCATCGGCTTTTGAGTGTAAATAATATCCAACACATCCGCAAAACCGTCTGAGGTTTCTCCCCATACAATTGAACAGAGATAGTCTTTCCCAGTATCTGCAGTATCGCAGTAATTCCAAATCTTTTTGTACTCTGAACGAGCATTGTAGGTTTGGAACTCACTATATAATCGACCTTTGACATCAATCGGCTCTTGTTGGTAGTTGGCGCTGGCAATATCAGCACCCATTGTTTTTACCTTGCGCTTATAATCTTCAAGTGTCAGAACATCATCACAAAGCATTTCATTCGTTTGTTCATTGAAAGCCTTAAAATTAATATGCTTTACTCGATAGCCATTCTTAGGCAGTTCACGCAAAGCTCGTCCGGCTAAATCTTCACTATGCCAACGAGTCATATTGATAATAATCTTTCCGCCTGATTCCAAACGTGAAAGCATGGTATTAACAAACCATTCCCAGTGTTTTTCTAAGACAGTCGCATTGTTAGCTTCCTCAGCATTCTTAATAACATCATCAATAATAATAATGTCAGCACCGAAACCTGTTGCAGTACCTGTCGGAGAAGTTGCCAGATAGTTGTTATAGCCGTCTGATAAACTCCAAAGATTTTTCGCAGCATCTCCATACTTGATTGCAGCATCGAAAATATCGGAGTAAACGATTTTGTTCTCATCTGCTTTTTCTTCTTGAAGCGTATTACGAACATTTTTAGAAAAGACTGTAGATAAGGTTTCGTTATATGACCCAGTCATAATTTTCTTCGTGTGGTCATTACCAAGCACCCACTCTACAAACTTACCAAGCGTGAGAGACTTTCCGTGACGTGGTGGAAGATTTAAAACTAAAACATCATGTTCATCATCATTTAGAAATGACTGAAACTCTTCACACATCGTCACTAAATAAGCCCTATCACGTTTATAAAAGCTTGGCATGATGAGATTACAGTAATCAAAGAAAAAGCGCTTGGACAACTCAATTTTTGCCCCTAGCGCTATTTTATCCATCACGACTCGCCAACTTTCTAAGCTCTTCTGTCGATAAGTCTACAAAAGGATTCGTTTTGACTGAACCAGATAATTCAACTTTGCTTGTATAATCACCATCCATTTTATTAAGAGTGTCAATTGCCTTAATCATATCTGCTTCTTTTTCAGCGTTTTTAGCTATCTCTGATAGAGTGACCATTCGCTCTTTACGAGTCATTATAGCAGCATCTTGAGCTTCTTCTTGAAGTTCTTTATACCTCCCCAAAACCTCCCTAAAAAGCTCGCTCGCACGATTATCAACGGTCTTATCTTTCCAACGCTTTGAAGCAGGAAATGCTTCTCTATAGGATTGTCTTTGACTCATGCCAGAAATCAGGCATTGAACAAACTTTTCATGTCTTGCATTTTCTAATACTGGCATTTAATCTCCTTTCCAACAATAAAAGGCTGCCCATTGGACAACCTGTAATAAAATATAATCAGGATAGCTGGATTTGAACCAACGACATCTCCTTTCCAAAAGGAGTAGGCTACCAGACTGCCCTATATCCTGTGAACAGACATTTTGCATACTATCAAATGGAAATGTCTGAAACCATTTAATACTGAACTCCTAGCTTTGAAGTCCACAATAGCAAGATAGAGTCGCGAACTCTATAACTTCTATTAGCGAAGTCGTTTCTATTCCTTGCTGTCAGCTCCAACCGCACTGACTTATTAATATTATTCGGCAACTGTACTAGTATTATCAGCCCCAAACAATGTTGGATATAGCAAGTCTAGGATTCGAACCTAGCCCCTCAGCCACACTTTTCAGTGTTCTCTCTTGCTACGCTGGTTTTATCGTCCAGCAACGTTTAACAATTTCAGCACTTTTTGTTCACCGAGACTTACAATTTTGTGTTCTGCCGAATTGTTCATAATACAAGTATAGCACCGAAAATAGAGGTTAACGCTCCGTTTTCGTTCCTTTTTCGAGTCTTTTTTATCCCAAAACGACCCTACCTAAACACAATATCCAATAAACGGATCAATATCTTTTCTGAATCTATAATAAATAGACTTAGCTTTTTTCATTGGAATATCAATTCCTTGATTTTCTAATTCCATCATTACTCGATACCATGGAAAGCCACCATATCCGCAGTGCTTTAATTTTATTATCTCTTTTTCAGTGTCAATCAAAGGTTCGTACCATACTTGAAACTGATATTTAAGCTCATTCAATGCTTTTAATTCTTCATCATTTTCTAAAGCTTCTTTGTTTAATGCACTGCTTTCTGGCTCAGAACCACCATAATATGCTGTGCGAATTCCTAGATTATCTACTTTTTGTCGGTAGAGATATCTACTTTCAATAGATTTTATCCTAGCATCTAGTCGACCATTCACGTAATCTCCAATAATTCTATCTAACTTATCAGCCAAAAATTTAACCTCCCTATGTGGTATAATTTAGATAGAAAGTATTAATTGCTAAGCCCGTTGCCAGCGGGCTTTTTTGTTTACCACCAATGGAGCATATATCTCCCGAACCAAATAATAATCATTACGACTAGTACCGGTAATAAACATCCGCCTAAGCATCCATCTTCATCCATTTCATTTTCCTTTCAGTTGAGTTTAGCGAGTTCCTAGCTCAGTATGATATAATATAACTGACCGAAAGTAATATAATAAGTCGTTGTAAATCGTATTTCGCTCAAGCTTGGTCAGCTTGGGTTTTTTTATTTACTCCTAAGCAAGATGTACTGCCAAAAGCTCATTATCTTGTCGTACCCAAAGAGATGATAGGTAGCTAGAGATAATCCAAATCCTACAGCAACTACTATTAGGGCAATTAGTATCTTATAAACTATTTTCATCTCCACCTCAATCCATATGTTTATCAAGCCATTTTTCAGGGAACACGTTCTCAGACTCGTCAAGGTCTGAGCGGTTGAAATTGCCAGTAATACAACCGTGAGGATTTTCTTTTTCGATAAAACATCTCTCACAGTAATCTCTAGTCATTGTAAATGGCACTGGTTCCCACTTATGCCCGAACAGCTTACACAAAAGTTTCATTGGTTGTCCTCCTTATCAAAAGGTTTCAGATAACCTTTAAATTCTTCAATCTGACGTTCAATATTTTTAAGAGCATTTTCAAGAGCTACTTCAATATCAACATTGTCTTTAAATGAATCTCTATTCTGCCAGATAAATTCCATGCGTGTTGCTGATTCATCAATTTGTTTTGCATAATCAGTAATATAATTAAATTTATACTGTGTATATCCTAATTCTTGTTTCATTCAATCCCTCCCCACCAGTCATTGACCAGCGATATTAGTTTGTCGGTCATTCAAGCCTCGTCAAATAAACTCATCTGTCCTTTCTTTTCTTCTATGAGTGGAATCCAGTCAGGAAATTTACTTTCAATATGTTCAATTGCCTGTTCCGTCCATTCATTAATCCCTAAAAACTCCATGGCATCTTTGCTGTGCGGAATAACATTTACTTCTGAAAATCCTAATGGATTATCTGCACTATTTTGAATAAAATATACTTGCTTCGCTGCCATTTCTAATGCATCACCATGAATGATTACTCCATTCATTCCACGAATTGCAAAGGCATGAATCAAGAATGAAATAGCTTCATCTGATAATTCTAATGCATGGTACCAATAGTTACTCGGCAAATAGTTAAAAAAGTCTGCATTCATTCGATCATTTTGCCATTTTTGAATGATAAGAGTTCCTGTGCCTGCTCCTGTTAAATCAGCACCTCCAGAACCGCCCACAAGCAACGCTGTAAGTTTTCCAAGGGCATCTGGCGTATAGTGTTGTCCTCTTGATGAAACAGCCGAGTGGGTCATGAAATAGTCTCTGAAAAAGTCAACACTCATATCATTATGGATAGCCAAAATTTTAGTATAAAATTCTTCACGTCCATCTTTATCAAAAACAAGCTCTTTTATTCGATTGGTAAAATTCATATGTTCTTTGACATCCAGCATGTCATAAAATTGTTGTTCAGTGATCGTCATGTTGTTTCTCCACGTCGTATTTTACGCTCAAGTCTACTTTTCATTAGTCATCACCTACCTCACTTTTTTCGTAGCATGATCTGCAAAGTAACTCATGATCCACTGTTGCCATTGCCGTATTTTCATGGCAAATTTCGCATTTTGTTACTGTTTTAGATGTCTTAGCTGATGAAGCCCATAATTTTGTAAGTTCCTTTAAAACCTCTGCAGTTTTATCACCTTGCTTTTGATGATAGAAACGAGCCTTCTCTGCTCTCATTGCCAATACTGTATAAACAACTGCAGCTACTAGACAGATAAGTGCTGCGATTATATTTTCGATTCCCATTAATTATCTCCTGTACTTCCAAATCCGCCTGTACGCTTTCCATTTGCGTTGTCATCGTCTGTTGTAAGGTATTTGACAAATACCCCTTGCATTATTCTTTGACCTTTAGAAATGGTTACAGGCTCTTTTGAGATGTTCATAAATAAGCCTTTAAATTCTTGCGGATAGTAATCTGAATCGATAATTCCTACTGAATTAATCAATGCAATGCCACGCTTAACTGGATTACTTGAACGGTCGTATAATTTCAATACTTCATCATCACCAAGTTGAACAGCTAGCCCAGTGCTTACCATTTTAATTTCATCAGGTTGAATCGTAACTGTTTCACTTGCTGAAATGTCATATCCTGCGCTATGTTTTGTCGCTCGTTCTGGAATAGTCGCATTTCCGTCTAGTTTTTTAAATCCTCTTGTCATTCTCCGTCCTCCACAGGCACAGCAAACTGCCAGTAACGCTCATCAATTGACTTGATTTCTTGTTCTGTTAATTTTAATGCATAATCTTTTCCTTTTGTAAATTCTAAGATTATTCCACTTTCCGCTTTTGATACGAAGGTTGAATCGCTGATTGAATCGCTTAATCCAAAAACTTTTGGTAAATCAATATAGAACAGCTGCGGTTTTTCGACTGTGTAGCCGATGTTTCGAGCAATAATATATTTTTCTGGATTATTTTTAATCCACAATCCCGCTTCTTTTAAACCTCTATCACCGGAAGTAAATACATTCTTCAAAGTTTCTGCTATGCTGTTATCCATTTGTTCATCCCATGCAATTGCTCCTGCCACACACTCAGGCGCGACTGACAGGGCTTGCTGTTGGAGTTGGGGAGTAAGATTTGCTATTTCGTGTTCAAGTTGTTGTCTTTCAGCAAATTTTGAACGAACTACAAGTTGAGTAGTAGTCAAAATACTTACATCCTTAAGTTCGTCTTTTGTTAAATGTTCTAAATTTTGAGTGATTTTCTCAATATAATCATTTTTAGTCATTTTTCGTGTCCTCCAAGCCATTAATTCTCTCTAAGCTGTTCCAGCCTATGTTTGCTTTAAAACTTTTAACATCTCTCTCTACTTGCGGTAAAGACGGGTCTGTTTGCATATAATCCCACCATTCAGAGCCGTCATATTCCCCTCGTGTCATGATGAAACCATTCCCTTTAATCATTAGGTTTTCTGCTATTTCCTGACCGCCAAAACCGCTATCATAATTCGTTTTTTTCATCAATTCGAGCGCTTTATTTGTATTAATTTTTGTCTCTGAACTACCAATATATTCAATATCGGCAATTGTTTTATCGTGGCTTTCTAAAATCGTGACTGTTTCATCATATAAATTTGTCATTTTTCGTGTCCTCCAAATTCATCATCCATCCATATTTTCATTTCTGCTGCGTGGTTAACGTCACCAGTAGTTTCAACATACCAGTTAATCAACTCCCAACAATTTGCTTTTGCGTATTCTTGCATTTGTTCTGCGCTATATAAAGGCTGTCCGCCCAATTTAGCCACAGGTTTAATATCTTTTAATCCCGTCATATTTATCCAATTCCCTCGCTCTTTTCCATGCTTCATCTAGAGCTTCATCACGCTGGCTTTTCACTTTTTCAAGCTGTATGCCCACACAAGCTGCTCCTGCAATAAAGCTACCAATCGCTATAACTATCAAACCGATAGCCATTTCATACCTGTCCATTAACTCTTGTAAAACCTTTCTCTCGCCATATCTCTTATAACTCTTCTTCTTAATCGCCGTTCTTCTTTTGTTTCCTCAGGATTGAAGCGATCTGAACCCATTAAATCTGTCGCTCCGTGCGAAAAATGAGTTACAGTTTTTTCTTCTCCGACTTTTATTGCATACATTGTTTGCGGACGAGGTATAGAACCTTTTTGCACGGCCTTACCCATTGCAGTAAGTCGTGCAAACTGCTTGCTACTAAAATCGAAATGCTCTTTTACTTCTTGGCTGTTTCCTTTGAAAATAACTTTCCCATACTGCCAAATTTCAACGACTATTAATTTCATTATCCTCTCAGCCATTGAAATTCTCCTTCCTTTTATTGCTTATATTTTGCTTTTTAAGCACGTTTATCTTTAATTAGATAAATTGTTCATTGGACTATCTAAACGCTCAATGTAACCGTAACTTTCACGAATTAGGGCTATTCCAGAACGATAACTACTTCTTTCAAGTTGCGATCAAGAAAATCATAAACATGAGGTTATCCAAGTCTGGTCTTGTAGTTTTGAATTGCCACCACTTTTTCTTTTGCTTAATCGCATTCCAAAATGTCACAGTAAGCTGTAAAGGCACATCTTTATCATATGGTTTACCTGGAGCATTGCGCTTTAGTGCGTTAACTAGCTCCTTGTTTTCAGTACCTTTACGGTTATAAAAAGATATTTTCCCGTTCCTATAGCCAATACCTTTTTGTTGTTGCGTAACTGGCATTTTTTCTAAGTTGAAAGAAAACTTCATTTTCCAAGTCTCGCAATCTGTTTACGGAATTCTTTATGAAAATACTTAGTTTCTTTGTTGTTTTCTCTAGCTCTTTTCATGGCGGTCATCTCTTCCTTAGAAACTCTGTCCTGTACTAATTTTTCTGCTTTAGTTGGTTTTGACATAATTTACTCCCATGTGTATACAGCTGGCATATCAGCCATGTCAGCTAATTTTTTGATGAGTTCTGTGTAAGAAAGTTGCTCAACCATTTTTCGTTTTACAGACTTGCTTAATCTATAATTTTCTTGCTCAAAAGCATTGATTAAATAATGTTTTAGCTTATTTGCCATTTATCGTTTATCCTTAATTCCATCAAAATTGACAACACTATCCGTTGAATCTCGTCCTAAGCGACTTACAATCTTAGGATTGTACACTGCGTTAGGGTCTGCTAGGTTAGTCGTTGTGATAATACAAGGGTTTGCATTGACCATCGCAAAGAGGAAACGTTGAACATAATCAGAAGCTTGTTCTTTTCCTGTGAATGTACTTTCGCTTCCCAAGTCATCTAAGACAACAAGGTCTGCACTTCTAATTAAGGTCAATACGTTTTCTTCTGACCAATAAGAGTGAGGGTCGCTTATACTTGCTTTAAGTTTTCTAAACATCTCGTTAGCATCTAAGAATAACACTCGCTTGTTTACTCTGCGCTGCTTAGCTTGATCGTTCACCCATTGAGCAATTGCCATAGCCAGATGCGATTTACCAGCTCCTGGAGAACCTTTAAATATCGTGTTGAACTCTTCACCATTTAGGTAACGCCTTGCAATATCACAAGCTTTTTTGAGTACTACTGCTTCCCCATCGTTGTCTGTGTTGTATTTGAAATTAGTAAAGTTAGCTGTGAGAAGCGATTTATCTGGGACAATACTGTTTTTATCCAACACAGCTGTAGTCTTGGCTTCGTGTTCCTTACGTTTCTGTTCCTTGGTTTTCCTATACTCAGTAATAATCGAACCCTCATAGTATCTGAGCGCTTGAGAATACCCTGGTACAATTGACTTTTCTCTGTGAAGAATATAGTTGTTTAACTCACTTAAATTCTTATCAACAACCTCATCTGGAATCTCATTAGATACAATGAAATCCCACACTTCAGCATCAGCCATCACTTTTTCTTTAGCAAGATTTCGAGCTGTATCGACTTTTTCTTGTATTTCTGGAGATAAATCAAATAATCCCCCGCCTCTTTTCATTACCACCCCCCACGATCATTGACATCGAACTTCGCATTTGGATCAGCAAATACTCCTTGACCCTTATTTACTGGTTTTTGATTGAGGTAACTTTCAAACTTAGGTCCAAATAATGTCTCTGGACGGAGAAACTTACTCATTTTTTCATCATTACCCCATTCAGCAACTTTTATATCAATTACTCGTTTAAAGTCATCAATTGTAAAAGTTTCATTGAATCGAGCGTTTATCAAAGATTGCGTCTTCTTGCTGGAAGCTCGATAGCTAGTGCCTGCTTTTTCATTGAGATAGGACAAGATTCCCTTAACATCGTCGAGGTTACTCGACAATATATTATTCTTATCTAATCTATTCTTATCTAATCTATTCTTATCTACGTCAACGGCACGTTGCCGTTCCGTTAACGGTTCGTCAACGGCTATTAAATCCGCATATTTACTGGGTTTGTAGGTATCTTTTCTAATTGTGTTTTGCTCTTTAAAGTCAACAATAAAGTAGACCATTTCGTCATTTAAGGGTTTAATAAATTGTTTTACTACTAATAAACCTAAACTATCTTCTGCAGCTCCAACCATTCTTACAATTGGGAACGCTTCGACTACTCCGTCATCATCTGCATTTAACATAAGATGAAAGTATAATGCTTGCGACTCCAGAGGCAATCTTAAGAATTTTTGAGTTTGAATTGTTCGTTTATCTATCATTCTTCGTTGTGCCATATATATTTCATTTCCTTATAAACAATAGGTTAGCGCTGGGTCTCCCTGAGTACATAGCGCCCGACTTACATGTCCTTCCCGCACAAAGCCTAGTGTCTGTTATTTAGAATGGGAGTTGGTCATCGCTGATTTCCATAGGAGAACCGCCAAATGGATCTGCTTGCGATGCTGCTTGTGACTGTTGACCCCCACCCATTGAAGCGAATTCTGAGCGGCACAAGTAGTTTTTAATCTCTGTCCCTGTAGCAGCTTTTTCTTCTCCATTTTTATCGATGTAAGTTCCTGTACGCTCTTTCACAAGAATAAACACACGTTTTCCTTTGAGAAATTTAAGTGTCTGTTCATTGTGTCCATAATCTATTGGAGCAATAGGTTGATTATTATCTTCGATACTTGCAAGAATACGTTGCAAACCGCTATCAGACCACGGTTTTCCGAACAAGAACCAGTTATTAGCCGTTTCTCCATTACTTCCTTCAATATCGAATTTAAACATTGGATCGCCATTTTTGGATTGTTGATTTTTCACATCGACAATAGTTGCGATGTGTACTCCTGCAGCAAATCCTTGACCTGTTAAGTTGCTCATTTCATTTCTGTTGTATTGCATTATTTTTGTTCTCCATTTTCTTTATTTTTTTCTACAATTTTCCCAAATTTAAATAAATCTTCTATTTTACAAGCGGTTCTATCATCAAGACGATTTTTTGCATATACTCCATCACTCCCTTCAAGTATTGCCCCTCTTCCGTGAGTTGCTGGATTTACTTGAATCCGCCCTACTACGTCAGTGAGACCTAAAAGTTGATTTAACACTTGATTACGAACCTGTGGGATATATTCCGTTAATTTTGTGCCGTCTTCCAAGTCTATATCTCGCTTGTCTTCCCAAGCGGTAACATAGATATTGATAGGCAAGGAATAAATCATTGTGATAAGCCGTAAAAAATAATTCGTATAATCTCCATAGTCTTGAATTTCGTTACGAATACCGTTCTTACTTTTAAGTCCTCGTGCCACAAACCAATCTTTTTCAAAAGCTGTGATATTATCAATAACTAACGTTTGGTATCCTTTGAGAATCCCTCTAGCTTCGTCAAGAAACTCTTTCATTGACTGGATAGGATTTTCTCGATTAAAAGAAATAACATCGACATCTTTCAAACCAGCTAAAACTCTACTTGATCCGTCTAAATCCAGAACTAACACCTTACCCGTTAGTCCTTTAATTGCACTTGTTTTCCCAAGACCTGGCTTCCCATAAAGAAGCACTCGCCATTCATGCGTACGACTTATTTCAGTCGCTTTTTTAATTTCTAATGCCATAGTTAAAACCTCAAACTTTCCGATTGTTGCAACTCAACCCCTTCAATAACTGCTCCATTCTTCAAATCTTCAAGCATTTGTTTCTTGTCAAGCTTAGGTGGCTGAGGTATAAAGTAGTTATCATAAAATTCGTTTTTCATGAAACGATCTTCATCGTCAAATTTTAATGACTTTGGATTGGGTTGAATTCTAATGTTGAATACTGCACTCGGAATTTTTCTTAATCCAACTGCATTCATACTATTTTGTAGGTAGTCTTTTAGACCTTGTTTCTTTTTAATTACTGCTTTTTTCTTATCTTGAAGTCGTTTGATTTCAGCAGTCAAGGCCGCTTCATCGGCTTCAAGGTTTTTCACAACATAGCCAATATTTATGGCTTTGTCTTTAATTTCTCCTTCGATACTCTCTAAAGTATCTATCCACGTTTCGACATCCAAGTCTTCCATATCATAGACTTGTTGCCAATCGGTGGTTAAATCGTATAAACTCATTTTTAATTTCTCCAATTTTTGATATAATCAGAGTAGAATCTCGCAAAAGTTTCTACTCAGCTCGCTCTGCAAAGTGAGCTTTTTTATTTTTCTCTGAACTCATTAATATCAACTTCCAGAGCGTCTGCTATTTTACATACCGTTTCAAATGAAGGATTATCAGTCTGTTTTAATTTCATTTGTGAAAAATACTGTTTTGATATTCCTGTCATTTTTGATAAACGATAAGTAGAGATATTTTTCTCTTGCATTATTTTTTCTATTTTATTCCACATACTATATGTTGTATTGACCTTTCTTGATTTAACGTTTTATGACACTATATATAGTAATATCCATTTGACTAAATATAGTAATTCTTGATACAATATACATATGAAGAACAAGCCGTGGTTGGTAAGTTTATTCATAAATATAAAATAGGAAGGAGATTATATGTCCAGAAAAAATCAACATGTTGTTTCTGATGGAAATGGTGGCTGGAATGTCAAAGGTGCTGGTAATACACGTGCTACAGCAAACTTTGGTACCCAAGCTGAAGCTATCAATAAAGCAACTCAAATTGCTAAAAATCAAAACTCAGAGATGTTTATTCATGGCCGTAATGGACAAATACGTGAACGTAATAGCTATGGTAACGATCCATTTCCACCTAAAGGCTAATTTTTCGTTTTTGGCGTAATTCTAATCCTATAACCTTGTCCTATTTCAACTGTATCGGCAGTTAACACGGCAATAGTTACAGGATTTTTTTCATCTGTTTCTATTACTACTTTTTCGAATTCCTCATAGTTGATACTCATAAATTCCTCCTCTCCTTCTAGTTGCTGCTAGGGGCTTTTTATTTTGTCATGTAGCGAAGGTAATCGCTTAATGTGTAGAATATACGAGGAAATCGAACTCCCCATATTTCCCATTTAATTTCTTTACCTTGCTCGTCTAAAATAGCTGTAACTATGCTGTCATTACTAGCTACAAACTGTGTGGCAATTAGCATTATTTTCTCCTGTGTTATGTTTTTATTGTTCTCCCTTGGTATAATGACAGTGAGCTGATATTTACGGTATCGGCTTAATATTATAGAAAGGAGAATCTTGATTTATGTCTAAAAATTTTGAGGATTTCAGAGAGAAATTGAACAAACACCCTGAAATTACAAAAGAAATATTTAAAAAACGTTTAGAAGGCGGTAGTATAGTAGATAATGTATCAGCTATGCCTCAAGTTATGTTTGATATGATAGAGCAATATCATATTTGGCTAAACGAGCCAGAAAGTAACGACTAAAATTTCGTGTTTTTCCAACGCTCAAACATATCTACTGGTTCTTCGCCTGTGATGTTTGGGCTTTTTATTTCGACTTCACCACCATTTATAGCTGTGATAAACTCACTCAATGATGAAATTAGTTCTGGCTTTGATTTTGTGCTATCTATTTTTAAGACTTCTGCTACAAAATCATAAGCTTTGCTTTTCAGCTCTTTCAGCTCCATAGTTATTCTCTTTTCTAGCGGAGTACCGCATTTAATTTTGATGGGTTGACTATGTATGTGTAGGTCATGCGACACTTCCTCCATTAAACTTCTGATAAAATTCTTTGTTTATAAAATCCATCATCTCTTTATAGTGAAATGACCATTTCCCAGCATCAGGAGGATAAAATACCCAACCGCCATTTTCTATGGATAACTTTTTTACCATTTCTGGACGGTTTAACAAGTTCTTGATAGTTGTTCTTGAACGATTTGATTTTTTTATGAATACGTCCATACCAACCCAACCGTCAAAGTCTTTTTCTTTAAGTTCGCGATATTCAACTTTATCTACGAGAATCTTATCTTCTGGAATTAAAACTGAAATAGTCGCTTGTACTTCAAGTGTTTGTTCCATGTGTTTTCCTTTCTATTCTTCAAAATCGAAACTAGTTTGTGAGTTTAATCCACGAATTTCAAGCGTTGTATTGAAAGATGGTTGCCACATATCAAGATATTCTAGCGCTTCATCATAACGGCTTAATGGAATATCGCTATATTTCACAACATCAAAGCGGTTATTCAAATCTTTATAAAACTCTCTGAATACCTTAGCCCCTAACTTCTTATGAGCATTTGAATACTTACCACCAGTAAACATATAAACTTTGCTTGCAACTTTCTTTTGCAAAACTTTAGCTTTATTTGAAGGAAGTCCGAATCGGTCAGTCAAATCAAGAACTGAATTTTCGATTTGTTCGACTTTTTTATTCAAGTTCACGTTTCCTTGAGCGAGTAATGCGATTTGTTGTTCGGGAGTTTGCGGTAAAAGCTGTTGTTTGAGTTCTTTTTCAACTTCAATGAAATATTGACGGGCTTGTTTCCCTTTTTCGTTACGTTGAATCATGGAAATTTCTTTTGCCATGTCAATTTTTAATGCATGGTCAACACTTGGACGACCACCTAGTTTTGAACTTTTTTGTTCAAAACCTATAAAATCAACGTTTTCAGTAAATCCATATTCTGCCATTCTTTCAAACCAAATATGATAAGGAGTTTTGACTTCTAAAAATTCATGCAGTTCACGACCGCTTACTACTTGGTCGTTGTTTTCGTTTTGTGTGATTGTAATTAATTGATTCATTGTTTTCTCCTAATCTAATTCAATTCCTAAAATATCAGCAGCAAGCCAAATCTTTTGACCTACTAAGTCAGCAAATTCTTTTCGAGTGATTTGTTCTCCGTCTTCATTTTTAATTCCATAATCCGAGAAGACTGCTTTAATTAATTCATTCGCTTCGATAAGTGAAGATTTAACTGTAACTTCTTGTTCATCATTTCTTTTTGACGAAATTTTAATTAATTCGTTCATGTTTGAATCCTTTCTTATTTCAGTTTTCTAACTAGCTTTTTCAAAGCCACTTTTCGTGGACTTTTTGTCTAAAAAAATATCATCAATTCGTTTATTGAACTTGGAAGCAATCAAGAACATTTCTGCCCCCCACCAATCACTTTCTCCGAGTTCTTTTTTTCGATAAGTTTCTGGTGTTGTCCCAATAAGTTCTGCCATTTCTTTTCGAGATATTTTTTCGTCTGCTCGCAGAGCAATTAATTCTTTTTCTACTGCCATACTGGCTCCTTTCTGTGTATGTATTTGAATCCTCCAAGTGCTATAATGATTGAGTAAATATTTCTCAGATATTTACTTAATATTATGGAAAGGAGGTATGTGTGAATTATGAATTGTAAAGTCAATCCAGAACTTTTTGCCCAATCGGTAGTTTCTTCTTCGAGTGAAACTGATGTTTCCGCTTTATTTAATTTGTACATTGAGGCGATGTCGGTCGCTCAAAAACACAATGAATTATTGCCGAGAGAAAAGGGTCATTTAAAAAGTTTCAAATAAGCGCTCTAGTATTTAACTAGTGCTGTATAAAGCTCAGCGATGGCTGCGACCATTTCTGGGTTTTCTTTTGTTTTTGAATCTATTAAAGAAGATATAATAAAATATGCAACTGCTTGATCTACAGTAATATTTTCCATTCCATTCTCCTTTCTGTGTGTGTATTTTTGTGATATCATTTCTCTAATTTATATCTCCGCCAAGAAATGATATAATTGAAAGAAAACGGAGAAATTTTTATGACGGCTTTACTCATTTCATTTATTCCAGCTATAATTACTGGACTTCTTGCATATCTTGGTTCCACTTATAAAACCAAGAAAGAATATCAGGCGAAATCTGAAGAGCTTGAACTCAAAAATAGAGAACTTGAACAACGATTGACAGAGATAGAAACTAAACATAAACATGAAGTAGAAATGCTTAAATTACAATATGAACTCCAAGCTAAATCTGAATATGATAGTCAAGTAGCAAATATAGGAACTGATATTACCAAAGACATCTTAGGTAATGCGTTTAAAGGAAAAACCCCTCAGCAAATCGCGAAAATGAAAAACCCATTTGGTTAATTGTCTTTAATCCTTTTTTCTGTTTCTTTGAATTTTTCTTCAATTAACTTGCTCATTTTCTTCGATTGCTTGTCAGCGTAATAACTTGAAGCAATGTACGATAAAAGTCCTGTTATGATTGAGAAAAGAATAATGATTGATATTTGATAATACATTCTAGTCCTTTCCGCCCCTCTGGGGCTTTTTATTTGCCAAACTTACTACTTACGTCGCGGTGGATACGTCGTGTACCGTCATTTGAGCCCGTTCCGTCTGCCGTACTGAATGCTCCATGATTGTTCGCTTGTTTGACTTTATGAGTTAATTATAGTCCACTTTTCGTGGTTTGTCAAGAAAAAAACGTCATTTAACTAAAAAAGTTTGCAAAACGTGGTTTTTTCTTATATAATGTGTTTATGGAAATTGAACAAATCAATAAATATGTAGGTTCTAAAATTAAAGACTACCGAAAACATTTTGGTCTGAGTCAAGAAGAACTAGCTAAAAAAATAGGAGTCGGAAAAACTACTATATCAAATTATGAGGTAGGCATTCGTTCTCCGAAGAAACCTCAACTGATAAAACTTTCGGAAGTATTTGACGTTGCAATTGACGACTTCTTCCCTCAAACCGATTCAACAAGGATAAATGTTTCTTCTATTCTATCCGAAATAAATAAAATCAGTTCACAACTTGTAGAACCAAGACAAAAAGTTGTTTTAAACACTGCAACCAATCAATTAAATGAGCAAAACCAAGAAAAGAAAAAAGAATCTAAAGTGATTCCAATTAATAAAATACCTGATGATTTGCCACCATATATAAGCAGGAAGATTTTAGAGAATTTTGTTATGCCTACAAACACTATGGAATATAAACCTGATGAAGATATGGTAGATGTTCCTGTTCTTGGTAGGATAGCGGCCGGACTTCCTCTTGATGCGGTTGAAAACTTCGACGGTACAAGACCGGTACCTAAACACTTCTTATCTTCTGCTCGTGATTATTATTGGTTAATGGTTGATGGGCATAGCATGGAACCAAAGATTCCGTTTGGATCTTATGTATTAATTGAAGCTGTTCCTGATGTAACCGACGGTACTATTGGAGCTATTCTTTTCCATGATGATTGTCAGGCAACATTAAAAAAAGTTTATCATGAAATAGATTGCTTGAGACTTGTATCAATCAACAAAGAATTTAAAGACCAATTTGCTACACAAGACAATCCAGCAGCTATAATTGGGCAAGCTGTCAAAGTAGAAATTGATTTATAATTAAATATACGAGCAATGTCTTGATTCTCGTTAAAAGCTAGGTTAGGAAATATAAACTTATGGAAAATGGAAAAACTCCTAAAGCTAAAAAACCAATTTATAAAAGAATATGGTTTTGGATTGTTGTAGTAATCGTACTAGCGGTTATTGGTAGCGCACTTGGAGGAGGAGGCAAAGGCAAAAGCGGAACATCAACTTCTACATCTTCAAGTTCTAAAATTAAAGCAGCTGAACCTAAAAAAGAAACAGCAACCCCCATTTCTTTTGAACAAATGAATAAGGATTATGTATCTAACGGAGCGGCAGCTGATGATAAATATAAAGGTAAATTACTTGAATTTCAAGGTAAAGTATCGTCCGTTACTGCTAATCCAATTAAAGGTACAGATGTAACAATTGAAGCTGGCAATTTCACTGATAACCAATTTCAAGATACAAAAGCAAAAGTCAATGTAAATGATGAGATGGCAAAACAACTTACTTCTGGTCAAACTTATACTTTCCAAGCTAAAGGCGATGGTGTAATGATGTCTGACGGCTGGGTAATGTATTTAGATTTCAATAATGGTGTAGTTAAATAAACAAAAAATCCGCCCAAACTTTGGACGGCAAGGGCGGATTTATCATGAATGTAGTAAAGCACTTCTATCTGGAAGGCTTTTACTATACCATTTTATCAGAAATGAGGTATAAAAAGCAACAATGGCAAGATATATAAAACGAGGTAAAGTATGGCAATACGAAATATCTTATAAAGATACTGACGGTAAATATAAAAAGTTAAGAAAGAGTGGTTTTCCTAAAAAGGCCGATGCGATTTCAGAAGCTGGTGAAATTGAAGCGAACCTAGCTAAAGGTTTCTATACTGTTAGTCAGGATATTTTACTCACTGACCATTTTAAACAATGGATTGAAATTTTTAAAAAAGGTAAAGTATCAGACGGAACTTATAGAAAGTACCTTTATACACTATCTGTTCTAAAAAAGTACTTCTCAACAGCAACGATTAAAACGATGAATCGTGTAAAATATCAAGAGATGTTAAATGAATTCGCTGAAGGACATTCCGATTCATCTGTAAAACAAATCAATGTCCATGTCAGGGCAAGTTTAGAAAATCTACTTGATGATTTTGTTATCAAAAATGATTTTACAAAAGGAGCAATCTCTAAAGGTGGTAAAGGCACCAAAAGTGCCGAACTAAAATATTTAGATTTTCAAGATTTTACAAAATTAATTGCATTTGCTAAAGAAAAGATAAATCCTATTTACTCCTCATCGTTCATGATATACATTGCTGCTATGACAGGTATGCGATTCAGTGAGCTTCTGGGGCTGACATGGGATAATGTGGACTTTGAAAAAGGACAGATATACGTAAAAAGGACTTGGGATATTTATAAAAATAATTTTGCACCAACTAAGAATGACCAATCTGTACGTTTTTTAGCCATTGACAGCTCGACTATGCAAGTCATGATAAATTATAAGGAACAGCAAGAAAAGCTCTTAAAACGGCTCGAAATTGAGCCAGAACACCCTTTTGTGTTCTACAATATCAAGAATGGATTGATAACTAATAATTCACTCAATAAGCAGCTAAGAAATATGTGTAAAAAACTTGGATTTGAAAAAACAATTACTTGTCATGGATTAAGACATACTCATGCCTCTACCATGCTTTATAAAGGAATTAATATTTTATATGTTTCTAAAAGGCTCGGTCATAGCAGTTTGAACGTGACGATGTCTGTATATTCTCATATCCTAAAAGAACTTGAAGAAAAAGATAATGAGAATATCAAAAAAATCTTTAGTGAAATAAACAATAAGTAATTTGGCACAAATTTGGCACAAATCATAAAAAGAGCAACAAAAATGCCCCGCCACGAAGGCGGAGCGAGGTTTGGCACCATGATCCGAGGGGGATTCGAACCCTCGACCGTTCGCTTAGAAGGCGAATGCTCTATCCAGCTGAGCTATCGGACCAAAATAGACAAGTAGATTTTTACACTACTTGTCTAGTCTATCATATTTTTCTAATTGAAGCAATTATTGTCCTGTATAAGGATCAACATAAGTGGTTGTACCATCTGCACTCGCACCTCCCATTCCTGGGTCAGTTGTTCCATATGCTGCGCCATCGTCTACAGAAGCCCCATAAGGATCTGGGGTAGTTGCATCAGCCTGACTTTCTTCAGAAGATTTTGTTTTATCCGATGAAGTTGGCTTATCACTTGTCGCTGCGCTACCATCTGTCGCAACATAGGTAGCAGAATTGCTGCTGTCAAGATTTACAAAAGAACCATTGACATCAATACCATAAACAGTTGACTTGCCATTTTCTGTTACTGTTGCTGAAGGCATGAAATAGGCATCAGGTATATTACCAGTTAATGTTTCGTATGTAATTAAATTATTACTTAAACTATTGCCTGTCTCTTTTTTCAGAGAGTTTCGTAAAGCGTTTTGAACGGCTAAAGTCGTATTTGTAGATAACAGCTGATAAGAACCACCATCTCCTGGATTCATATAATCAATCCCTTGATATTGAATCGAAACTACTTTATTAAAACAATCTCTATAACCTAATAAAGAAGTTAAAGTTGAGCCATTGATTGGAATATTTGTTTTGATGTCTTCACTAATATCGTCCAAGAATTTTTGATATTGAGTGATATTGTTCAATGCCAAGAGCTTCGTCACAACTGCTGAAATAACTTCACGCTGGTGTGCTGCACGACCATAGTCTCCATTAGGTAAGTGATGGCGATCACGCGAATAAACCAGCGCTTGGTCTCCATTAATGTGTTGTTTACCTGGTGGAACTTTCGCAGTGTACTCCGGCTCTGTGTCAGAGATATAAAGAGTCTGCCCAGTTGTATTGTCAATATCAATACCGCCCACATCATTGACCAAGTTGACCAAGCCATCAAAGTTAATCATGAGGAAGTTATCAACATTAATACCAGCCTGTTCTCCGATTGTCTTCATGGCATATTGGACACCTGTTTCCAGCCCTCCTGCATTATACCCCATCGGATAAGCGGCATTCATCTTCTGTGTCGAAACAGTATTACCTTTATTATCCAAAATGTTTGACATGACATCTCGCTCAAGAGAAACCATCGTTGTTGTATTCGTTTTGGGATTAAGGGTCATAACGATCTGTGAGTCTGAGTTACCATCCCAGCTGGTTGATCCTCCGCGGTCAGCTCCTCCAGTATCGACACCCATGAGTAAAATTGTTAATGGCTCAGTCGCTTTGATAATTTTTCCCGCATCTGTGCTTCCAACTTCCGCATAGGTTTTCGAAAATGCTTTTGTTGTGCTATCTAAAACTGTCGAAACATAGACAGTGGCTGCTCCAGCCGTTAAGGCGATGATCCCAACGATCATCAACAGCGATTTTTTCCAAAGTTTCAT